TATCTCGGGTTTAAATTCGATGAATTTATATATACTGAATTGCCCATTGTTAAAAGGAGTATTGTCTATCTCTATCCAACAATGGCTGGTGGGTAGTCTGACTGAATTATTATTATGCTCCTGACCGTAAACCCGTACCATAGCTTGTCCGGTGTATCTCGTCTGGAAAGAAGGACCCAATTCAGCCTCCTCCTTTTCACTCGCCCCGCAATTATTGGTGTTGGCCAAGTTCGGTACGGTTATGCTCACGCTCTCATCGTCGCTAAAAGCTTTCTGCAGAGCCACCTCTTCGCTGGTACATATCACATGGTCAGGGTGCATCACCCGGTTCACACGGCTCTTTACACATTGCTCGGCCCAATCATCAAATCCTATCTGGAAAAACTTCCCATAGGAGAAAGTTTGGTATGCCACCGGAGCTCCTGTGTAAGTACCTGTTCCGGCTACACCCTCAGGATTCCACAATAGATACACGTAATGCTGCTGCTTTGCGGTAAACTGTGGAATACTGAGCTCCACGGTCATAAAGTTGTTATCCAAGTCTATCCGTAACACATTCACCGGCAATGGCGTCATCAAGTCACCATCAAATATTCGGATGTGCGCATGGTTCCCCATTGCAGGGCCTCCGCCGCCACCACCATCACTACTTTCCACAAAGTCACTCACCACAAAATTATCTATATCAGCTTCATCCAGCTTCAATACTATGTTGGCATCTACCATTGTATTCAGATTGGGGTTGTTGATTTCAATCATATGGTAATACTTGAACGTGTTCCACAAAAAGTTTATCCTGCTCCGAATGTTACCCAACTGAATAATCCCGGCATTCTCGCAAATGTGCGCTGCAATCGGTGCTCCCACTTTGGCATAACTCACTTGCACACTGCCGTCGGTAGCCTGAGTAAGCACATATTGGTTCGCTATCGGTACCCCGAGGTTATCATACTTCGCGTAAATTGGCACCCGCACACTATACAAAAGTGGCGCATAGCTCTCACCGTTACTGAACTTTGCCATGCTTATGTAGATCCCAAAGTACTTCATCCGCGCTACTGTTTCATCCCCCATTCCGGCAGGGAGTTTCAAGTTGTCCGCCACTACTTTGTCAAGCCACCGCGCATCCTCTCCGCTGTCTGCATCCTTGGCAAAAACCTGCATCACCAATGTGTCACTCCGCGGCCCGGGGTTACCTTCGGCACCATCCTTATCTATCACTGTGAAACACATCTGTACTAAACTGCAATCTCCCAGCCGGTCATCAGTGTTTATCTCCTCAAAGTACGTGCTGTCAAACGTATCGCCATACCCTCGCAACACCGGCTTCTCATCAGGATGCAATATCCGCAGGATGCTGGCTTGTAACTCCTTGTCAGCATCAAACCATAGTTTAAAAGGATAATTCTCGTTGTCCGTTATTAATAGACAACTACGCCCAGGACGAAATTCAAAAACGGGGCTGGAAAACGAAACACCATCTATCACTACCTCTTCACTAAACCAAGCATCGGAAGCGGTACGCCACAGCGCATAAAGTTTCTTTGCGCTGCTATACACCACCACTACTTCTTCATCATAAATCCCTTCAGGCAATACTGGTGACGCCCAAATGTAAAAGTCACCTATCGTTCCCGTTACCGCACCGTCGGCCAAAAGTGCCGTCCAACCATCAGAAATGTAGCTGATATCTAAACCATAACGCCTACTCATATACCCACGCACCCGACTCTCACAATTTGTACTAAGCTGCATCTCGTTAGCGTCAAGATTCTCCGCCGGCGCTTTTTCATTCAATATCCGGGGTATCGGTAAGTTTATGATATTACTCATACATCACCTACTGAAAAGAACTCTTTGGCCGGTGAATACATCCGCCGGGGTTTTGATAATTATACAGCTGTCCACAATATTCAGGTACTCGCCGATCGCTCCATTCATTGATGTCGTCCAGAAGACTCTGCCACATACTACCCATCGTTTCCCGAAGCTCTTTGTCCCCTTCTTTACCGATCAACAAATCCCACAACGTACCAGCTGCGATGCCGGCGTCCCAACTGCTCGGCACATCTATCTCGGTATCAGAAGCTACTACGTGGCCCAAGCAAAACAACCCTTCCAGATAGATTGTTGGTGTCTCTGGAAGTTGTGAAAAGATGATCTTGCTCGTTCCCTCTCTTGCATAGGTTGTCGATCCATTGTTTGCCGTCACAAACTCTCGTGGATATACTGGCCATGGGACATCATAGCCACCAACCCACACCTGATCCAGCTCCTTCAAACTACCAGCCATGCTCAACGTCTTACCATCCAACACGTATCCAGTGACCGGCGTACCAGATTTCACTACAGCCCGGCGATCATACACGCCATTTATCTTACTGTTTATTACATCAATGGTGGCATTCAATGCCCGTAACACTGCGGTAGTATCTTGCAAGGATGATACTTTATCCATACACCGTTCTATCAATGAATCTATTTGCATCATTGCCCCTTATATTGCGATTTAAGCTCAGAAGAACTTGCCTTTATCGCTTCCACCAAAAAAGGATAACTCAGATAATCCAACATCTCCGTATCATCGCTCCAATATCCGGCAGCAGGTTCATCACTATAATCCAATGGATTTCGCTTGTACAAAACCTTTACTGACCGACCTGCAGCACTATTGGCAGGAATCATCCGTATTGTTTTACCAATACGCCACCATCCTATCACCTTACCTTGAGGCATAAATCCAGACGCATAGGATATACGACGCACATCATCCAACTTCAAATGCTTATAGGTGTAACCATCAGCGTCCGCAGGGTCTGCATACACATCCAAAAGCTTTACCAATCCGCCGGTTAAATCGGTCGTAATTATCTCGCTTACTCCTTCACCCAAAACTATCGTTTCGGTTATTATTAATCCGGGTAACTCATCATTGCCCACTTCGTCGGGCATCATCATCTGTGACACCACTTGCTGGAAAACGTCACGAGCCTCACTGTCTTTTCCCGTGTACTCTTCGCCAGATAACGCCAAAATTCGAGAGATCACCTCAGAATATTTCATTACTCTTCTCCCTCTTCAGAATGATGGCCAGACTCATCTACAGAATCGGCTATCACGCCTAAAGCCTCTAAATCCACTGTTACACCGGCACCCTTCATCTCCCGGCATTTGTTACGTAAATCTTCGGTTTTCCCCATCATGTTGCAGCCTGTCAGTCCAAGCGCCTTCATGCCACGATTATACGCACCAACCACCTTCATCATTTGTCGATGATCCAATGGCGTAAATTCATCAGGTACATGAATCTCATTACCAAGTTCATCTACAAAATAGATGGTACTGGGATACTTCTCTTTCAAATATTCAGCTAAATCCAGCTCCACCTCAATACACTCGCGAGCATTGAATTTGAAATCAAACCGATACAACCCTTTACCCGGACGTATCTTCGCGTATTCTTTCGGCATTATTGTCCGGTTTACATAGTGCCCACGATCCCGATACCGGTCTTTTACCCGTATCGTGCCCACATTCATATTCCGAACGATATGTTTCTTGATGTTATACTCCATCTTTCCCCCAATGATTGCCACTTGCGTTCCCTGCATGCTGATAATACATATACCCATAATACCACGCCGCCTGCGTAATGTTACGCTTGGCTCTGGATGCTTCCTTCATCATGGATGCAGTTACCTTATTTCCTAAATTTTCATCAAAAGGATGGTTCAATAAATACTCACGCTTCCACGCTCCGGGGCTTGCCGTTGATACATGGGAATAATGCTTCTCATCAATTAAAGTTAAGTTACTCACAATCCCAACGGGATCATCACCAGCTTCTATCGCACGAGCCCTTGCTACCATCAAAGAAGTAAGATAATCCGGCATCACCCAATCATCGTCTCCGATAAAGGCGATATACTCTCCTGATGCCTGCCGTACCAACTCATTAAAACAACGACCTATAGACCACTTCCGCTCCCTGTTATTCAGCCGAACAAATTCAATGTTTTCATAAATCAAATTATTAATACTGCTCATCAATCGCTGTATCATTCCTTCATCATTCCGCGAAAATACCACGGCTACCGTTATTTTGGGCCAACGCTCCACCAGAGGTACTAACGTTTTCCCCACATCACGCAACCAACTGGCTATTTTCTTCGGCAGGTTACCCTCAGGCACCCAGTCTGTCTTTACAAAAGGAGGCTCTACCCTTGCTATCTTTCCACCCCGGCCAAGGCTTAGCTTGTTTAATCCATCAACACACACTCCCAAATGAGCATGCTCATCACTCATCCAAAAAACAAGAGGACAGCCGCATTGCTTATAAAGCCATCCATCCACTCCTCGACGAACCGTAGCTTTAGTTTTGTCAATTTTCCGTAATAAACTCGTTGCTACCGCTATGTTCAGAGCACAAGGATGATATTGCTCACCGGCATCCCAATCAAAAAGGGCCGCACTCTGGCTGTGCAAATTCCAAAAAGGGCCCGAAGGCGATTGTATCCAACCACCATCAAATAGACCACTGGACAATCGGGCTTCCCACGTCTCGGCCAAACGATATGGCTGACTGTAATCATCACAAGCCTGCAACACAAAAATCTTGCTTGATGGTGAAGCCATGTCGGCCAGCAAAAGCCATTTCAAGCTCAGGGGTATCCATTCATCTATTTTTTTATATTTTACCGATACACACCCCACTTCAGCTAATCTCTTTTCATAGAAACGAATAGTCTCCTCTCCAACCATGTCTTCTGTATCTTCTTCCATCACTACCAACTCCCAGCTAAAGGTTACATCCCGCTGGGCACAAAGGCTGCTAAGGGCAAGCCAAGCTGTTTTCCTACTCTTATACAGTGGCAATCCTACCGTCATCTTCATTATACTCACTCCTACAGGTAACGTTGTATCATACATCATCAAGTAAGGCGGGGCTTACACCCCGCCCCATGATCAGCTTTCTTTCGTCCACGTGCCTATGTAATTGCGGACAGACCACTTTCCGGTCTCTTCACAATACAGCTCTACACTTTCACCTACAGCGTCAGCAGATATATACTTATCTGCGGCCCCATAAGCTCCGCTACTGGGTAATGCTACATAATCGCATGCAGCCGGTTTCATCCGAAAATCGCAAGCTGCTCCCACATACCCCTTCACTTTCATCCCCGGCTTTGCCGGGGGAAGCGTAAGGGTTACGGGTGCAGTCGCTCCACGGTTCGTAAAGGTAAACCCGTGATCCACCAGCTCATCAAACGTGTGATCAGAAATTATCACCATTTCCTGTACATTCTTGGCCTTACCAGCGTAAAATCCACTTACTTTCATCATTCCCTCCCTATGATACGGTCAGACTGTCATTCACGAAGAACAACGCCGAGTATTGGTTGGTTATCGGGATGGCTGTAGCCAATGTGCCTACAGCTTTATTGCCAATATTGTACATCTGGGCTAAGTATTCGTCTGCTACATATTCACCACGACCTAATCCATACACTTCAAGCCCAAGATATTCACTCAGGTAGTTGAAGTTGTACAAACGGGCTCCTGTGGTGAACTTGATGGGGTTCAATATACCCAAAGCTCCAGCACCCATGACCACAACGGGAGACTGGGATTTGCCTGTAGCATAGGTTGCAATCTCGTGATACGAATCGCTCCCCTTGAAGGTTTGAGTATTATTATCCCACGCACGGGGAACGAGGTTATCTACCACCCACATGAACTCACCATACACAAAGTTGAGCTCTCCAAAGTAGATACCTTTTTCACCCTGACCGTTGGTGGCATTGGTTATGATATTTTTGATCTTTTCATTCCACGTCATCTGAGCCAACACCTGACGGTTAATCACAGCCAGCCAATACCTGCGTCCATTGTATTCCACAGCCTTCTGTATCTTCAGCTTACTACATTTGATTGCCATTACACTTACAAATTTGTCGCTCATCGTCTGGATGTTTGAAAAGTTCGAGTGTAAAGCGGTTGTTATTTCTGCCGGGGTTTTACTATACCCTTCGGTACCCACGGTAGTCACGTCACCACCAGAAGTGGGACTTACTGTGTTCACGTACATGTTGGGATGGAACACACGTTTCAATCCGACACCGTTTGGCGAATCGTCCAACCCAGTACACACGCCTTCATCGGCACCATCATAAATGGCACTGATAAAATCACCATTCTTACGGCTGCTGAAAAACACCTTCAAATCATCGATGCTCTCTTCGTACAAAGATTCCAGACGCTTCATGTTCCCTCGCAGGATGGAAGCATCACGCATATCACTCATCAAGCCTTTCTTGGCCTGGATGGTCTTGGTGTTTACGCCAATATACATCCGACGCCAATCATAGCCGATTATCTCTCCGGTATCTTCCCAGTTCTGATCTCCACGGGCAAACTCACCGGTAAGCCGTTTCCGTAGTGGCATCTCTCCAAATGTGGAGCTACCATTGAACTGTTTGTCCATACTTACGACTATTGCTGTTGGTATCTTACGCACTTTCCAGCTGGTAGATCCATCAGTATTTGTTATGAGCTCGGCCTTTGCTTCCTTTATAAAGGGAGCAAAGAAGAGGTTTTCCTCTATCAGCCGTGCTACTATCGCATCCTTTTCCGCAAATTCAGGGAAAAGGTGCAGATCACTCATTGTTGTCTGTACTCCTGGCATTTATGCCTCCTAATCTATTAAGAACGGATGGTTCTTTTTTACATGCGCCTCAAATTCCGCCTTGCTCATTCCGCGAATGCGCTTGGCTCGCTGGCTTGGACTCAGTTGATCTATAGGAATAGTGCTATCCACTTCGCCAATCTCTCCACCTAAGAACACGGCTGCACCATTACGGGCCGCCTGTATATCATCCCGGAGCTTCTGCTCCGCCTGGGTAGTTAACGCTTTGGTGTAAGCCTTGACTCCTATCACTCGCATTAATCCACCCTGGATGTCCTCGGTCGTTAGTTTACCGTCGGCTGTCTTATTGGCAGCTTTAATCACATCAGCCCATACATCATCCGTCAGATTCAAGCCCATCTCAGTGCTTACATTCTGCCGGCTCTCTGCTGCAAAAGCAGTGTTGTGCTCAGCGTTTAACTTCGCCGTCACCATTGATTCAATGGTAAGGTTGGTTGCCTCATCCTTCAGCTTCGCTTGTAACTTTTTCAGTTTACTAAGCTCACTACGCTGGACACTGACTTTATCAGCATCCATAACTACATCCAATTCATCCAGCCCAGCCTGCACACGCTCAATCTTTTTGCTCAGGTCGGAAATTTCTGTTTTTACTCGCTCTGGTGTTCGTGTCGTCTTGGTGAGAGTACCCACCTTTGTACTTAAACGACCGATTGTCTGCTCGCCTTCATGCAACATCCGGGTAAGCTCTTCTACACTCTTACCCTTTACCTTGGCTAAAAATCCCGGAGAAAACGAAGATTCTCCCGATGCTGGTTCACCATTTCCCGATTGTCCCGTAGGGTCGGTACTACCACCAGGGTCTTCTATCCCACTGCTTTCAACCATTGTGCCGCCATCAGGCGTTGTTTCTTCCTCAAAAAATTCATACTGGTTATTCAGCATCTTCAAAAGGTTAATCACCTGTTCCCTCCCTTGTATTTTCAGCAGTCATTTTGGCTAAATCCGCCATCTGCCCAAATTCGTTTACTGCTTCAGCATGCGCATTCCGTGATGCTACTGCTTGTTGCGCCCGCTGTAGGGCCTTCACCCAAAGATCACGATCTCGCATGTTACTGTTTTTAACTATTAAGTCATAAGGTATCTCTTCTATTGTAGCTCCGCTGTTTATTAGCATCTGTGCAAAAGCAATATTCTGATTAAACGCATCTTCTATCTGGTTTGGAGTACTGGATGCATCTTCCAATACTGCACGTCCGGCAAAGTGACGCATATCATGGATAGTCTCATCACCGATCTCCAGGTTTACCATTTCATATCCCAGCTCGCCGGTAGTATCTATCTTCACAGGAAGCTCACGGTCTTTTTCAAAATATACATAGGGGACACATTCCAGAAAATCACGGGTCATATATTCATCCATGGCTGCTATCATCTCATAAAAGGGATTCGTTGATTTCTGGCTTTGGTTCAGCTTGCTGTCGAAAAGAACACCGCTCTCACTGGAATTTCCTCGTTTACCCTGCATCGCAGCGGTAACGTTGCTGACCTCATCCATGTACATCCCATCCTGAGATATAGAATTCTGGATAATACTAATGGCTCCCGTATCTCCACCAGAACTCTCCTTTATTGGGCGTCGTTGTATGTTCTCTGTTTCTATCACGACCAACGGTTCACCACGATGATTCAATAGCTGCGTCTTGGCCGTTTTATCCCGCTTCTGTACATGCCACACCTGAGATAGCGTCTGAGTAAGGTAATCAACTTCCTGATTCTTGCCCTTGTTTACCCGGTCTTGTGGGTCTAAAAGCAGGTATCCCAAGCTTGGAATGGCTGAACGCTCCATGTTGAAATCATAACTCCCTACATAAAAAGCACTCAGACGTTTGGTGGGGATCGTTAAATCGACATCCTGCAACACGACATCCTCACTTCCAAGTATAACGGTAGTAAGATGCACTCGTTTGTCGGTGGTTTTATCGAGTACGGTATAAGGGGTTTTCTCTTTATCAAGTTGCTTCAGCTCATCCGATACCAGCTTCATTATCTGGCCATCTATTTTTACCAGATATGCTGCTTCCCGAACAACCTCTTCACACTGGGTCACCAGATATTGGTCGTCTCGCTTGTACTCATCCGTCATAGATGAGCCAAAGGCATCCTTGCTTATCTGGCTATCCAGGAGCTCCCATGCGGCAGATTCTTCCTCATTGCTAAAGATATCTGAACCAAAGGTGTTACGTATCTGATTGATCGTCATCCAATCATCAAAGCAGATATAGTTACAATCCCCCAAGTCAGCTTCCTTAAACCATTTATCAGGGTGCACACTCAGTGTATCATACAGTCGGTAACAATAGGTCAGATGACCTCGATCATCACGTTCGAATACTCGGCGAATCCAACCGCCGGTACTGTACAACAACCCATCCACGAAAGCCCGCGCCCGCTTCCGCTGTAAATCCTCTTTCTCCCTGATGTAATTCCAATTGGCCTGCAATATATCTGCCATCTCCTGATTCTGAGAAAAATCAGCTAAGATCTTTGTCTCGCGACGGTTCGCCTGCTCCTGTCCCATCAATGTCATCACTTTACTAACCAAGAGGTTATAGCGTAAAAGGGGTTTATTGAACTGCGCAGCCAACTCTTTCTCTTCCTTCGTGTAAGGATCGTGCTGCACATACCGCTTCACTTCACGAGTATTGGCTATCGCTACGGAACGCCCGCTGATACTAGCATCTCGCATCTTTTTTACTCGATCTACAGCGTCTTTGTCGTTTCGTTGTTTGCCGTGCATTATATCACCTTCCATTGTGAGGGTTTCCCTTCATAGGTACCCAATTCGTTCGCCTCTTCCAATAACTTCGCTAAATTGATCTGGTACCTAGGTTTGTCGGATTCTCCATGCTGTGGTTCGCAGGTCTTTGTTACCATCAAAAAATATCGCATCTCATCATAACAGTGGTCAAAGGTGGTAGTATCCACATCCAAGAGGTTGTGTTTGTCTGCCGGTAAGTTGGGAATTGATGAATTGGTTTCCTCACAGTTACTCAGGGTTCGCAGTCGTGGTGTACCATCTTCACGAATA